AATCTAAACATCCAACGAAATCCAATTTAATCCGAGGTATCCAAATGTCATTTGCTAATCTTAAAAAGCAATCAAAACTAGGTTCTTTAACTGCAAAGTTAGTTAAGGAAGTCGAAAAACTAAACACTAACGGAGCATCAGGTGATGACCGTTTGTGGAAACTGGAAGTAGATAAATCAGGTAACGGATATGCCGTTATTCGATTCTTACCAGCACCAGATGGTGAAGACCTACCGTTTGTAAAACTGTATAGTCATGCATTCCAAGGTCCTGGTGGATGGTATATTGAAAACTCTCTCACTACACTTGGTCAGAAAGATCCCGTATCAGAGTATAACTCTCAGTTATGGAACAATGGAACAGATGCAGGTAAGGATGCTGCTCGTAAACAGAAACGTAAACTTACATACATCAGCAACATTTATGTTGTAAAAGATCCTGCCAATCCTGAGAACGAAGGAAAGGTATTTTTATATAAGTATGGTAAAAAAATCTTTGATAAACTCACAGCAGCAATGCAACCTGAGTTCGAAGATGAGGAAGCAATTGATCCATTTGATTTCTGGCAAGGTGCAAACTTCAAGTTAAAAGCAAAGAATGTAGCAGGATACAGAAACTATGATAGTTCTGAGTTCACTGCCGTCACTCCTTTACTTGATGATGATGACGCACTCGAAGCTGTTTGGAAAAAAGAGAACTCTCTAAAAGAGTTTATTGATGCCGATCAGTTTAAATCATATGATGACTTGAAAAAACGTTTAGAGTATGTTCTTGGTAGTAGGAGACCAACTGCTTCTATCGAGGAGGAAGATACTGATCGTGGTGCTGCTGAAGAGTTAGTCACCGCTGCCGTATCCACATCACCATCATCACTGAACGAGGATGATGACGATGCATTATCATATTTTCAGAAACTTGCAGAGGAATAATTAAATTGTCACTCTAGTATTTTCTGTTCGAATTAATTTATCGTTCACAAATTGAGATGATCTTTTGTAGGTCATCTCATTTCTTATGTCATTTAAAAATTGTTGTAAATATTCCGAACGAAGAATAAATATATTTCTTTTCTCTTCATTCAAATTACTTTCATATTCATAATTTGATACTCCTACTCTAGCATCAGTTCCACTTACTCTTTGATATCCACCATCATAATAGTCTACAAAATAATCTACCATGTTTGGAACATCATTATCATTTTCATCTTTTGTCATTCCATCTTGCATTTTTTCATCAACGATCTTTCCTTTAGATAAGACTACGTTCCCACGACTGTCTTTAACTTCTTTGGTTTCGTAGTGTTTAATTTCATTTATTTCACTTAATCCATATTTTGATACTGTGAAATCATACAATTCTTTACTTGAAAGAGGCCACTGATCACGCACATTAATAATACCAGCAGTTGTTAAAACTACCCAATCTAAACTTGATTTTCCATAAAGATCTAAGGCAACTGTATCTGGTCTATCACCATCACTTATTGTGAATTTATTAAAAACAGTGAAAACATTTTGTAGATCATCACGTATTTTCATTCTACGAAATAAATTTTTTACAGTTATGTAACTACTACTCGAAATACGATTTGAGTATGGTGATTGATATTCTATATTTGGTAGTTCTCTAAAGTATCCCATTAGAATCCTGTTCCCTCCTGACCTTCTTCAGTTTTATAATCTTCAGAGTAGATTGGATTCAACTCTTGAAAAGATAAGTTTATTTGCATATGGACAGGTGCTGTATCATCATATGTTGCATAAGTTCCTGCACCAGTGTAGTTAACAGCCATGTTAATTAAGGCCATCGGTTTAAATTTATGTAAAAATTTATGATTTCTTCTTCCTGTTTTGTATGTTAATTTAAACACATCTGGTGATTTAATAAAAAGTCCACTAGATGAATCACCTCCCGTTGATCCATTTTTTGCATTCATACTTTTTTTAAAAGTACGAATAATATTTTTAATTACCTTACTTTCGTTTTCATCTCTAGGGACAAAATCAAAATCAAAATTAAAACTTCTTAATTGGACACTATTAAATAGTAATTCCATGTTTGGATTTAATATTGATCCTGTACTTCTTGAAAGAAGTTTTGTAGGATCTACACTACCACCAAGAGCGTTAACTGCCATTGATGCAAACCTTGCATTAATAGCAGATGCAGTTGTATCATCTTTCATAAAATCATTTAAAGCATTCATTCCACGATTTCCCACCTCTTGTAAATCTTTCATAAAATCACCACTTGAACCAGCACCCATTAGATCTTTAGCTAATCCAACACCAGTGGCTGAAATTCCATCTAAACTACTCTCTCCCCAAGTTACACCATTAGAATCAGTCACTGTCTCTGGAACAGGAAGAAAAATAGTCCCTAATGGATTTTCAATATTTTTCTTAAGAGATTCTGAACTTGATTGTAATCGAAGAGATTGCCCAGTTCCGCTGACATCAGTTCCTGGCGCTTTATATTCTACGATTTTTATTTCAAGATAATCACTATCATTATCTAATCTTGCCACAGGATATCTAAAGGATCCAAATTTTCTATCACTTGCTTTTTTTCCACCTCTTGTAGTGGTGGTATTAGATGCAGGCGCTCTCAATCCTGTTTGCATATAATCCTTCTCACCTCTGGCCAAGGCTTCGTTAGCTGCTTTCTGTTTGTTATTATCTACAAAAAAGTTTGGCATTTATATCTTTTTTTAACTATTTAGCTGCATTTTTCCAAATGGCAGTTCTCTTACATCAGACAACTCATCAGAATTGACTTCATACAGTTCTCCAACCAGTTCATTGTATGTATAATTACGATATTGACCAATATGTAGATTGACACCACGAAATCCCCAGTCGAATACATCAGTCACTGCCACTAATGGATTGGAATCAAATTGTATGTTAGGAGTCTTGGCATTGTATACGAATACATAATATTTTCCAACACTTGGAGATGATGTGGATGTGCTAGTCAAACTATCCATCAACTCTATCATAATATCATCAGCTTCCTCTGTTCCAATGAGATTGTCAACAACGGATCTCACACGGTTGGCATTATCATCGGTTGGATAACTGTTCATTTCTTAATACCTAGTTCGTCTTCTGTTAGCACTTTAAACTCCCACATTCGATCTTTGCAAAATTCTTTTGCTGCTTCCCACTTTGCCTGATTTTTTGCATATTCATATACTTCGTAAATATATCCTTTCGTTTTTCTTTTTTTCACCTTTGGTTCCATTGTTTGTTTTTTTGGTTTAATCTCAATGATATATCTTTTTATTTTACCATTTGATTCTCTTACCTTTATGTAAAAATCAGGAAAATATCGGTGCACTTTATTATCGATGGGTGAACGATATGGAAGTGCAATTTCCTCACTCCCCCACTCAAGTATTTTAGTATGATTATCACAATAGACCATGAACTTTCTTTCCCAAAGTGACCGATAAACTATGTTTGATGGGTTACCTTTATACTTTTTTGGGTTGGATGGTCTATATCTTCCCTTATATGACATCTAAATAGATATAAGATAAAATATAAAGTATTTAGATGGTTCGTCCTAAGAAAATAGCTGATATAAAACCAATACTGACAAATGTGGCACAAACATCTCATTATCAGGTGTTTTTTGATGGGTTATCACCAGATCTTTTTAGATTTCTTGGATATAAAGGAGTTAATAGAAGATTTATAACAGAAAATGCTGGATTACTTTGTAATCGAGCATCAATACCAGGTAGCACTTTGGGAACAAGTGATATATTTGGTAATTTTACAGGTGTTCAGGAAAAGTTTGCACATACAAGAATATTTACAGAGTTATCATTAGAATTTTATGTTGACAAGGACTATAAGATGATTAAATTTTTTGAACATTGGATGGATTATATCTCAAGTGGATCTGAAAGTCCAGCTGTTGATAAAAGGAATTTAGGTTACTTCTATCGTATGAGATATCCTCGTGGGAACTCAGGTTATAAATGCGACAAAACAAAAATTGTTAAGTTTAATGTTGACTATCGTTCAGAGGTAGAGTATACTTTCTTTGGATTATTTCCAGTTAATTTTTCATCTACTCCTGTTCAGTATGGAGGTTCTGATGTTCTGAGAGCAAATGTGACGTTCAGTTATGAAAGATATATTGCAGGTGAGGAAACAAGTTTATCCTATAATAGGAATAGAAGTGAGAACCTTCGTCAAGGGTTAGCTCTTAGATAAAACAAAAATGAACTTTAATTTCAAAAATCGGGCAAAAAAAACTCCGTAAATTTTTTGCTCTGTAGGGTTTTTAAAAAGTGCTATAAATAAAGATACTGAAGTGCTATAAACATTATGCCATTACCAAAAATTGCAACACCGACATATGAGTTGGTTCTTCCTTCTTCTGATCGAAAAATAAAATATCGACCATTTTTAGTTAAAGAGGAGAAGATTTTGATCATAGCCATGGAGTCTGAAGATCAGAAGCAGATAACTAATGCTATTAAATCTGTAATCAATAACTGTATACTAACAAGAGGAATCAAAGTAGATAAACTATCAACTTTTGATATTGAGTATCTCTTTTTAAATATAAGAGGTAAATCAGTTGGTGAAAATGTAGAGGTTATTGTTACATGTCCTGATGATGAAAAAACTCAAGTTCCTGTAATAATTCCACTTGATGAGATAAAAATTGAAAAACATCCTGATCACAATAAAGATATTAAATTGGATGAAAATTTAACAATGAGAATGAAATATCCATCATTATCAGAATTTATAAAAAGTAATTTTGATTTGAGTGGTAACATTGGGGTCGAAGAGTCATTTGATTTAATTATTTCATGTATTGATCAGATATACAATGAAGAGGAGTCTTGGACATCTTCTGATTGCACAAAGAAAGAGATGACCGAATTTTTAGATCAATTAAATTCAAAACAATTTAAAGAGATTGAAAATTTCTTTGATACAATGCCTAAATTGTCACATACTATCAAAGTGACAAATCCAGAAACAAAAGTTAAAAGTGATGTTGTTTTAGAAGGGTTATCGTCTTTTTTCGAGTAGGTATGGCTCATGCAAGTCTGGAGTCATACTATAAGGTCAATTTTGCCTTGATGCAACATCATAAATACTCACTAACTGAGATTGAAAATATGATTCCTTGGGAAAAGGATGTATATATTGCTCTTTTGGAACAATATATTGAAGAAGAAAATTTAAAACAAAGACAACAAGGTAATGGATAACTCCCCTACAAATGAAAATTTAGGTATTAGTTCTGGTCCTATTCTTAGAAGGAGGAGATTGAACACGCAAAAAATATTTAATAAAAATTTAGATCGTACTGCTAGACAAGTAAAAAGAAATTCAAGAGAAATAAATTTATTAAAAAAAGTTGTAATATTAAACACAAATAGAATTGCTCAACTAATATCAACACAAACAGAAAACGCACAAGATTCACAGAGAGAGGAAGATAGACTACGACAAGTAGGAGATGAGAGTGATAAAGCTGATAAAAAAGAAGGACTTCTGGAACGTGTAGGTAAATCAGTAAAAAAAACTCTACTTGCACCAGTAGAGGCAGTAGGTAAAACTGTAAATGGTGTCTTGGGTAACTTAGGCAAAGCTTTCATGGCACTTTTTGCGGGATTTGTGACAAATAAGGCAATTAAAATGATTCAGGCAAAAATGTCTGGAGATGATGAGACGTTTAAGAAGATGAGAAATGTTTTAATAAAATCAATTGCGGTGGTTGGTGGTATATTTTTAATATTAAAAGGTGGTTTGTTGGCATTACCAGCCATTATAACAGGAGTCGTTTCTGGTATTGTTGCTATTGGTGGTGCGATATTGGCATTTTTAGTTAGTCCTGCTGGATTAATCGCGCTGGCTGTAGCTGGTGGTGTGGGAGCTTTTCTTGGTTTAAAAAAATTATTTAATAAAAACAAAGAAAAAAAATTAGAACTGGAAAAAACAAGAGGTAAACCTATCAAAAACAGTAGAGGTAGAACAATAGGATATGAAAAACCTGAAGGAGATGGGAGTGGTAACGCAAGTGTAGTAAATGAAAATACTATAAAAAATGATAAAGTCGATCCATTTGTAGTATTGGAGGAT